CATCAGAACGGCGCGTCCGCCCCGTCATCGACGTAGGCGGCGGCGATCCCTGCGGCTGTCCTGGTCCCGCGCGTGTTGCTCTCGCGCGGCTCGAATAGATTGGCGACCACGCGGCCTTCGCTGTCGGGAATGGGGAGCGCGTCGAACACCAACTGAGTGCCCTTCTCGCCTTCCCACGCCGTGCCAATCTTCACCCAGTAGGTGCCGCCGTCCTTCTTCTTGCGGGGCGTGCAAATGTCTTTCCGGTTGTTCATGCTGCTTCCTTCTCTGTTGCATATTGGGCGCGGAGTTGCGCCACGGTCTCATCGATTTCCTTGAGGAAGGCCGTAACCTCCTCCTCGATTTCCCGGATCAGCGGAGTGCTCCGGTTGACCCGCTTGACGAACAGCCGCATCCTCTCGGGTAAACGGTTGTCGTAAGAGGCATAGTCACACCAGGCCCGTCCGGTGCAGGCCATCTGGAACTGCATCTGTTTCACGTACTTGTCGGGGATTTCTCCCAACAGAAGCGTCTCGATGTGCGTGGCCGTGTTCGGACACTTCAGTTCGAGCAGCCCATCGTCTCCGACCAATCCATCGGGAGATGCGCCGGCCATGTTGATTGTTGGATGGGGAACGAATCCCACCTGCTGAACGTCGCGGTCCACGAAGAACTCGTATGCCCTCCTGGCCTCAGGTTCGGTCTCGGTGCCGTGGATCATCGCCGCATTGGTGAAGGATGGAGCCACACAGCCGGTCAGCCGCTCGCAGATCAGTTGCGAAGCGTAGTTGGCGCGGGACGAGCTCCAACCCGATTTGGTCTTGGCCATCAGGTCAGCGATGCGCGAGGCGGTCACTTTGCCGCATCTCTCCAGGAGCCATTCGGTCGAGCCCTGTTCAAACATGGGCGGGCTCCTTGCGCTTGGCTTTCAGCGCCTCGACTGCCGCGTTGTAGCGGTCGGACGTGATGCAGGAGAGCGTCTTGACGCCGAAGTATTTGCAGAACCGGGGAATGTCGGCCCCAACCTCTCCGGCAAGTGCCTCCAGATCGTCACGCTGCTTCTCGGTGATGAACCCTGAGTTGAAATTGGCGTCCTCGCCCTGGTCGTTCTCCGGGTCGTCGCCGGTCTCCAGCCCAAGGACTTTCAGCAGCGCATACTTGACGCCATAAGACATGGCCTTTCCCGGCCCCTTGTCCTGACTGTCCACGCCGTAGCCGAACGTCGCCACGTCAATGTAATCGGTGCGGTCGTTCACGTTCTCGAAGCGAACGGTAAAGACAGCCTCCGTGCGGTTGCCGTTCTGCTGGACGTGAAGATCGCGGGGATAATAGACGACGCCGTGCTTGTGCAGCAGTGGCCGAACCTTCGCCGTCACCGCGTCATGGCTGACGTAGGAGTATTGCATCCCCTGCTTGGGCTTTTCCTTCTGGACGTAATCGACTTCGCCCATGACGGCGGCGATACGCTGAGCGATGTTTCGCGTTGACGGAAGCGCATCGAGCACATCCTCGACCGTTTCGGCGTTCGCGGGCTTAAGAACTGCTCTAGTTGCCACGGGCGGTCTCCTCTGCGAAATGCTTTTCGATTGCGGCGATGGCTGCGCGGGCGGCGGCTTGGTATCTCTCATCATCCTCGGCGGTGAAGCGGACGCCGGGGCATAGTTCGTCAAAGATCGCGTCTCCGACCTTGCCGATCAGATGCAAATTGCGGCTATCCAGGCTCTCCAGATCAGCGGCGATGCCCCGGATACAGTCCGCGTCCGCAGAGCACAGTTCGCCAGCGTAGCCACCGTCAATTGCGGTCGCGTATTCTCGCAGCGAACTCGCGGTGCCGAAAAAGCCTCGCGCTTCGTACACGTCCATCGTCACGAATTGCGACCGGGCGCGTTATTGGCGTCACCCGGCTCCCTTGGTTGTTCTTGCAAAAGGGATGGCGCGCGAAGCGCCGAGACCGAAGGGCTCGGGTCCCCATCAGGACCGCCTAGCCCGGTGCCGAAGGCATTTGTCCAAATGCGATCACAGAAATCGATCACATCGCCAGCACGAACAGCAGCAGCATAATCCCTCCGGGTCATTGGGCGTCTCCCTTCGGGACCGCGCTCTCGTCCTTCGGACCAAGCCCTTCGGTCTTGGCGGTTCCCGCTTCGATCGCTGACGCTGGGCGCGCTCCGTCCGAGAGCAGCTTCGCGCCGTTCAGATAGATGCGGACGCCGTTGAAAATCTGCTTTGCCAGCATCGACCGCGCGATTGCGTCGTTCACGCTGATTTTGCCCGCCCGCAGTTCGTCTAAGTCGGAAACCAATCCCGCGATTACTGCGGGAAGGCCAAGCTGCTCAGACACAGGCGCGCTTTCATAGTCACGCGGAGGCATAGGGCGACCTCCATCCATGCGCCTGCCAGACAGCTTCGGTGTGCAAAGCCTCCGCCAATGCGAGGCCGCGCATGACCTCACGACGATCGCGGAATGATCCGTGGAGGGGGCGGCCGCGCGACGAATGACCGCCATCGCAACCAGAGCAAAGTGGCGCGATGATTCTCGGATGGCTGTAATTCCAGCGCATACAAACGGCGCGGCGGCAAATGGCGCATACGAAGTCGGTGAAGTCTGCGTTAGGGACACTCACCGGAACGGCGGAGACAACGGAGATTGGCTCCGGCTCTGCTGAGTGGCCTGACGGCGAAGCCGGCGCGCCCATCACGCTGCTTTTCCCATCAGGAACCGCAACTCCCGGATAAGCTGCTCTGCTGTACGGTCGGGATGCGCTTTGAAATCGCCCCACCAGGGAGAGCAAGTGCTTCGTCCCAACTCTTCCGCACATGAGGGGCAGAGATGTTCTCCGGAGTAGGTTCGGAGCACCTTGAGACAGCGCTCGCATTCGAGGATGTTCATGCTCATTGCTCGGACTCCGCGAGCGCAATGGCTTTGTCGAAGGCGGCGAGGACTTCGGCTTGGGTGCGCTCCTCAACGTCGTTCCATTGGTCCACCCACACCGTGCCGACAACGCGGGACACAATCTCGTGCGCCGGACACGATGCGTCATAATCGCAGTCGTATGCTCGCGAGACCGCACCAACAGCGCAGAAGCTGACTGCGTTTGGCTGGTCACAATCCACTGGGTTGCCGTCGCAATCTCTGGCTGAGACGAGCTGCGTCCACCCGCGCTCAATGAGCGCCCGAGCTTCGCGCAGCTTGTCCGCGACCGCGCTCACGAAATCCTCACGACAATGATTGCCGGAATGGCGATTAAGAGAAGGCCGAGCGCGAACCCGCCGATGGTGCAGATCAGCGCCAGTTGAGGATTGTCACGAATGTCGGAGCAGAACTCCGCGATAGCCGACACCCACGCGAAGCGCGGAGACAACGTAGATTGGCTCCGTCTCCGATGGGTGGCGCGGTGCCGGAACGGCAATCGCCCAACCTCTTTCTGGATACTCTCCGCCCAGAGATGATCTAGCCGGTTCATGCGTCCAGACTTTCGATCTCAGCGAGATATGCGTCGGGTTTCGTCCATGTGTCGGAGACGGGCTCGGCAGGGAGCAGCGGCGCAACGCGCTGAGCAAGCTCGCCGAACGTCTGGCAGTCGCACAAAGCGATGCCGAGCGGCGTGTGCTCAATCCCGCCTTTGAAATAGATATCCTGCGTATAGCAATCGAGGGTGGAGAGGTTTCGCGTTTCGCGGAGGAATTGGCCGAGGGCGCAGTGGGCCGCGTCGCAGAAGTTGTATGTCTCGCCGGCGGGCTTCGTGCGAACCCAAGCGAGAAATTCGGCAATCGTGAAGTCTGGCGTACCCATCAGTCCAACCTCTCCATTGGTTGAACTGTGGTTTAGCAGGATTGCAAAGAATTGCAACCCCTATTTTGCAGGAATGCTAGAAAATTTCGCCGACCACCTTATGGATTTTCGCCACTCGGTCGTTGTCCACCTTGAACGTGATGTCGGGGTTGAATTGACGTAGCTCAATATAGGAGGCCGTGCGCCTCACGAGCTCCTTGATTAGCACCAACGAGACGGGATCTGGGTTGGTGGGCGCGACCTGGACGGTGC